CCAAAAGCTTGTGCGACGATTCTGCGCCGTATTGAGAGTGGCACATTAAATACCAGTTGGGAAATTGATGTGCTAAAAGCTCATAAGGGAATCGTGGGTGGCCGCATGGCAAAAATTATTGACGATGGCGTGTTTACTGCACATTGTCTGCTTGGTGCAAATGTTGAACCGGCATATAAGTGTTCTAAACTGCTTGAAGTCGCTGAAACCGATTTTGGTCTTGAGTTGGCAAATGCCTACATTGAGGACACAAAAGAGATTTCAAATATAGAATCTAATGAAAAGGAGGCAAAAAATTTGAAACTGAATAAGGATAAGGAAACTCAAACCGCACAGATTGAGAATCCCACCGAGATTGAGCAGGCAGAGCAGACCGCTACTGAGTCTACCACTGAGCCCACTACTCCGGCAGAGCCTGATGTTCAAACTTCCGAGGAAGGCGGTGAAACTCCTCCCCCGACTGAGCCTGAAACCGGTACTGAGCCTGCTGGTGAGCCTGAACCCGCTCCAGAGACTTCCAGTCTGACTGATCGTGACCTGTATATGAAGCTTGAAGATGCAGTGTCAAAGATTAGCTCTGATTACTACATGACTGATATGTTCCCTGAAGATCACACTATTTGGTGTAAGAAGTGGGGATACATGAACGAGCTGGATTACATTATGTTCCCTTACACTGTTGAGGGCGATGAAGTTTCTCTTGGCGAGCCGCAGAATATTACTTTGACTGTTTCTATTTCCGATGTCAACACAAAGATTGCGGAGCTGAATAACACTATTGCAAGCTTGAATACTGAGTTGCAGAGTGCAAAGGAAAAGGTTGCTTCTCTGGCTCCATATAAGGATCAGGCAGAGAAGGCAGAGGCAGAAAAAGCGGCTGCAGAACTTGCACAGAAGAAGGAGGATCTGCGTCAGTACGCACTCTCCAGCAAGATGATTACTGAAGCTGAAGTTTCTGAGGGTGGTAACTACGCAAGTCTGATTGAGAATCTGGACGAGACCGGCATCAAGAGTGTGATTGCCGAGCGTTGCGTTGAAGCCGCTAAGAAGGCTCCTGCCGAAAAGAAGATTGAGACATCTGAGGTACATAAGCCTGAGAGTATCAAGCTGAATTTGAATGAAACCAAGTATAACACCACTAGCGCTAACAAGCGTGACGCATGGCGGGAATATTTGGGTAAGGAATAACATTTGAGAGAAAGGAAAAATATTATGATTCGTGAACTGATGGTGAACGGCGCGAAGAATATTCCCGCTAACTATGCCGCAAAGGTCGCTATGGTCACCGGTATGGGTGTTCAGGTTGACCACAAGGCTGGTCAGGTTAAGTTCCCTGACGCAGCTACCGCCGAGGGCATCGAGATGGTTGCCCATGAGTTTATCCCGGAGGGCATTTATGCAAGCCAGACTAATTTTGATGACTATGATAAGATGGTCACCAAGATTGAGGCAGGTGCGCTTGTGAAGCGCGTTCCTCTGTATGCTGGCGAGCTGTACGGCACTGACCAGTATAAGGCAGATGATGCACAGGATGCCAATATCGGCAAGCTGCTGGAGGTTAACACTGATGGCAAGTGGCAGGTTGCTACTACTGGTACTTCTCGTTTTGAGTTTGCTGGTGTGATGGATGATAACGGCCACAAGCTGATTATGATTAGTGTACTGCCCGAGGCAAAGACTGTTGCTTGATTGAGAGGAAAATCTTGAATATGATACGTGAAATCTAAGGCTATCGTCTTTTGACGGTAGCTCTTTTATTTTGCGCGAAGAGAAAGGAAATGAATTATGGCACTGAATATTGAAGTGGCCGAGCTGATGAAGCAGCCTGGTCGTGTTTATGAAGTTGCTGAGAAGACTCAGTACAATCGCGCTATGGATGCCGAGGACAAGGAGATTGCTGAGGTTGTTGGCGCTCATGTTGAGGAGCTGATTGATAAGGGCGACCCCAATAAGGAGATTGCTCAGTTTGTTAACCGCACCGTGACTGATGAGCTGTATGGTGCACCTGATGAGTTGCTGGACTCCATGTTTGAGCGTGGTAATGTTGGTGAGTTTGATGATTACGAGGCAGGTCGTACTGTTAAGAACACCCTGAAGGCTTATGATGCAGCCAAGGGCGGCAACGTGCCGAAGTCTTACCTGCACTACGAGACCATTAAGCCCGTCTGGCGTAATAAGCAGATCGAGGCTGATCTTAGCTTTGTGGAAGTAAGACGTAATGCTTGGAAGAGTGTGGCAACTCTGACCACCTTTATGACTGAGGCTCTGAAGAACCAGATGTTCTATGACATCTTTAGCATGGTTGATGACGCTATCACTGGTGGCGAGCAGAAGATCGATGCACAGGGTAAGGAGCCCACTATGCAGGACATGGACGCTCTGGCTCTGTATCTGAATGAGTACGCCGATGGTGGTAATCCCTTCACTGTCAGCCTGATGAAGTACTGTGCCAAGATGCGTCGTATGACCGGCTACGCTGAGTATCTGTCTGACGCAGCTAAGGACGAGTTTAACCGTTATGGTCTTGTTAAGACTTACGATGGTGTTGCTATTACTGGTATTAGCTCTGCCAAGAAGCTGGGTGATGGTTCCCTGCTGATCCCGGATTAAATTTATGTAAATTTACGTAATATAGTCCAGTCGTGATGTAAGTCACGATAACAAATACACATTGAATTGCTGGAAAACCCTAAAACTACAATTACCAAAACAGAAGGATGAAATATACCTAGATGGATGGTTGCGAAAGTAGAAAGAAAATTGTAGATGATGCATGGTTAAAACCTAAACATTAAAAATAATGGGCAATCAGCAGCCAAGCTCCGAAAAGGAGAAGGTTCAACGACTATCCGCGTGGGAGCGGTTAGGATGCAAGTGTCTGGCATCCGAAGTGGTGTGCCCCAGTTTTACTGGGTGAAGATATAGTCTTTGCTCGTATGAGAGTACGAGGTTGCTATATGCAACAAGAACGGAGTAGCGTCCGATTATAGTGTTTATCTAATATTTTGATTCAACCAGATGCTGTGTAGAGTATCTGGCTTTTATTTTGCAAGAAAGGAGGTGTGTAGAATGGGTTCGAAAATAACCAACGAAGAGTTTAAAAAGAAAGTGTTTGAATTAAATCCGACTATTGAGTTGCTTTCTGAGTATAAAGGCTCAAGGAAACCAATTCTTAGAAAATGCACAGTATGTGGAGATATTAGAGAAGTTCAAGCCAGAATTCTTTTTGAAGGGCATGGGTGTCAAATTTGTGCATCTTCAAAGCGAGGGAAGTCTAACCGAAAGTCTCCTACTCAATTTAAAGAAGAACTTTTTAAAGTAAATCCAAACATCGAATTACTTTCGGAGTATGAGAAAAACGATTCTCGTGTTCGCTGTAAGTGTAAAATTGACGGATACGAGTGGGACGGCATTCCACACACTTTGCTTGAAGGTCATGGGTGTATGGAGTGTTATCGGCGTGCTGCAAATAGACGCACAGAAGATGAGTTTTTGAAAGAAATGCACGAGCGGTTTCCTACTATCCGCGTTCTTTCAAAATACGTTCGCATTGCCGTAAAAGTGGACTTTGCATGTGATGTTTGCGGTTATCATTGGACTGCAATTCCTGATACGATACTTAATAACAGAAATTCTGGTTGCCCAAAATGTGCTGGAAAGGCTCGTGTTTCAGAGGCAGAAATTATTGAAAGAATCGCAAAAACGAATGATCGTATTGAATACATAAATGGTTATAAAGATATGACATCTCATGCGAATTTTCGATGCAAAAAATGTGGTTATGAGTGGCACACTCTTGTTGGTTCTGTTTTAGCAGGAAGAGGTTGCCCAAAATGCAACCTATCGCATGGCGCTTTACGTATTGCAAAGTATTTTGATGACAACGGAATAAACTACACTCGTGAATTTAAGTTTGATGATTGTAGGAATATTCGTCCATTACCATTTGATTTTTACGTCAAGGACAAAAAAACTTGCATCGAATACGATGGAGAACAACATTTTGAGCCAGTAAAGTTTGGAGACGGCGAATCTGCTGAACGTGTCAAGTATAAATTTGAGACACAGCAACGGAATGACAACATTAAAACCGAATATTGCCAAAATAACGGCATTAAGCTTATCAGGATTCCCTACACGGATTTTGATAACATTGAATCAATTTTAGATAAACATTTTTCTTAAAAATAACAGAAGAGAATTTATGGTATCGCGGGCAAGATCGGTCGCCTTGACATGAAGGGTGAGACTCATACTTACGAGGATCACGACAACAATAACGAGAAGATTCATCTGATGGTCAAGGACTTCACCTTCGGCTACAGCATTGATCATATCGAGCGCGTTGCTAAGATTGTTCTGCAGTAATTTTTACCAAAGGCAAATCTGGGCGGGGGCTTTGCGGCTTCCGCTTTTATAGAAAAGGAGACAAATTATGAGTTCCGTGATGGAAAAGAAGTTTATTGACGTTCTGAACTGCGACGATAACGTGGTTACCATTTCGTCACTGAGCGGTAAGGGCTATACTTTCGAGCCCGGTAGTGTGGAAGATCCTTGTGTGATTCCCGTTCCGCCGGAGGAGATTCAGTATATGAATAGTGTTTGTAACGCTTTCAAGAACGGTGTTCTGCGATTCCGTCCTGAAGAGCAGAGTAAGCTGTTTGATGCGCTTGGCATTAAGGGCGATAACGTTCTGTTTATCGAGGACATTGATGACGCAATTCTGAATCCTACTGTCGAGAATCTTCAGCGGATGATCGATATTAAGGATGGTGCTCAGTTTGAGCGTATTCGTGGTCGCTTTTATCGCATGACGAATGCCGGTGAAGACCTGTCCACTAAGGTTAAGCGCCTGATTGACGAGCGTTATAAGGAGCTTCGTGCTGGTAAGCGTAACAGTGAGCTGTCTGTTGTGCCTGCAGCCAAGTCTGCCCCTGCTGATGTTCAGGCAGAGCTTGAGGCCGCAAAGAACCAGCTTGCTGAAATGCAGAAGCAGATGCAGGCGGCATTGGCACAGATGCAGTCTATGATGGCTGGTGTACAGCCTATGGCACAGGACGCTCCTGTTGAAAAGAATACTAAGCGTAGCCGTAAGAAGGCTGATGGAGAAAAGGCGGAGGTCGTTCCCGCCGAGTAAGATTGGAGGGATAATGTGACCGCATTTTCACAGGTATACGACAAGTTCTACGAGCTGGTTGAAACTGATAGTAATTTCTTTCAGTATTTTGACCTAAACGAGAACGAAGTAAGAAACCTTGTGCATGACCGTGCAAAGAGTTATTTAATGGAGTCGCTTTCTGTTATTTTCAGAAATATTGAACCTGAAGAGAATTTTAGCTTTGATGATTATGATTCTGAGCTAGAGGAATTCAATTCAGACCTTACATACGACGAAATTGATATGCTTGCACACCTGATGCTGGAGCAGCATTTCAAACGAGAGTTTGAAAAGCTAAAGGCATTTAGTGCACAAGACCTTCCTACAAGTTTACAGGTATTCTCCCCTGCTAATGAGCGTGCGAGTATTCGTGCTCTTGTGAAAGACGTCCATGAGGAGAATATGACGATGTTGGACAATTATATGGCAAAAGACCGCTCGACCCGTAAGCGTAAGACCATCGATTATGATACATACGCTTCCTACTCTGAGTAAGGAGGCATACCGATGGACTTTTATACGAGAGCACGAGCTGTTGGTGGTGCCGCAAAGATGTCTAGCAAAAAGGATGTCAAAATTGCTTTTGCAAAACGTGACTTCGCTGCACACTTCAAGGATAGTGTTGACTACGAGGATAATACTTTAGTAAATGGTTTGCCTCAGAAACTGGTCGTCAGCCGTAGTAACAGTGTAGCCAAGGAAAAGAAGATTTGGGCGTATCCCGGTGATTCTTTGAATCTTGGTGATATTGTTGACTGTTACAACTGTAAATGGCTGGTAACTGAAATAGAACCAAATGATGAGATTTTTCTTCGTGGAAAAATGGAACTGTGTAACCGTCAGATTCAATGGCAAAACCCGATTACTGGTGAGATAGTCTCTCGTTGGGCAACGTTGAGCAAGCCTTATTATGCAAATAATAAGGAACTTGTTATGACTTCATTGAGCCAGCGTGAATATAAGGTGCAGATGCCTTTCGATGATGAGACTGCACTGATTGACCTTGATAAGCGCTTTATGCTGGAAATTATCAATGGAGAGCCGAAAACGTATGTTACGACTTCTGTTGACCAGAGCACAGAGCGCTATGAACTGCACGGTAAGACACAGGGGTTCCTTGTGCTGAATATTCGGCAAGATCAGTACAACAGCAAGACGGACAATGCCGAGAAGATGATTTGTGACTACTTTGAACCAAACAAGAGTAATGTGCCGGATACGGATTCTCAGATTACCGCTACCATTAAGTACGCAGGCAAGCCAGAAGTTCGTGTTGGTGGCTCTTGGAAGAAATTCACTCCGGTATTCACAAGCATTACGGGTGAAGAGGTTGCGGAAGTTGCAAGGTGGAGCTTTATTTGTCTTGATGAGTTCAAGAGCTTTGTTGAAACACAGGTTGCTACAGATGGTCTTTTCAAAATTCGTATTTTGAATAATAGTATCATGGACGGCGTAACTGTTAAGATTTCTCTGACAAATGCAGATGGTACGGCAAATACATCAATTGAATGTAAGGTGGTGAGTTTGCTGTGACAACGAGTGAATTGATTACTGACTACAAAAACAAATTGGCTTTAAAGTTGGTCAATACGGATGGGCTTGTTGAAGCGATGGGCAATGATGATATTGAAGAGCCAGATGAGGCAATTTATACATATATCTTCCCTTACTTCCATATTCCCGACACGATTGAGGCAGCACACAGCTATATTTGTTTTAAGGTAAATATGACTGACCGAAGCAACGTCAACGATTGGTATGAGAACTTCACGCTTACTGTGTGGGTTATCGTGAACCAAGCGTTAATGAAGATGAAAGGTCATGGCGGTGCAACACGAGTTGACTATCTGAGTGGTCTTGTAGAAAAAGAACTGCACGGCAGTACGATTTTTGGAATCAAGCAGCTTAAAATCACATCTAATATCGAGGACAATATGGATTTGCACCATCGTGTGCGAATTATGACGTTCAAGACGCAGGATCTGGATGACCTTGTGGGGTGTGGCTGATGGAACTTCGAGAGATGTACGAGCCAAGTTTGATGCGTGGAAGAGATTTTAAAATCAACGACAAAATTACAATTCATATGCCGTCTGTCGGTGACATTATAGATTATGGCGAGCAAAAGTATTTTCAGTTGGTTTATCTGTTCTGTTCTACATCGAGCGACTACAAAGCACAACTTGACTCTGTTGGTGTTGATTGGCAAAAAATTTCGGATTTTGAAATGTTTCGGCAACTTTTTATAGGCAACAAAAATCAGGATATGTCTATTTTGCTTGGCGATATGGACACTTCTGGTTTTATGATGGCGAAAGATAACATAAGTGGTGAGATTGTCTTGCATAACAGACTTACGGATACTCGTATTGACCATGTAGTGTATGAAACAATTTCTCAGTACTTATGTGCCGCAAATGGAATTGAAAAGCACTCTGAATTTGCTGCCGACGAACTAACAAGAATTGCAATGATAGAGGAAGCCAGAGATAACTTGGAGTATCAGAAAACAAAGCATTATGAACCACATCTTGCAGAGCTTGTTCTCTCGATGGCGTGTTCATCCGGCTTTAAAGCGGATTACTTCAAGGCTATGGACTACCCTATGAGTGTATTTATGAATCATGTAAGAAAGATTCAACAAATAAAAAGTTACGATAATACGATGCATGGCGTTTATGCTGGCACCGTGGAATTTGGGAAAATCCCAAAAGCACAACTGGATTGGACGAGCAAGGTTGACTGATTAGCCTTGCTCTTTTATTTTATCCAAATAAATTGAAAGGAAGAATATTATGAGCGATTTTAATTTCAATGAGGTCGTTATTGACCGCGTTCATCGCATTCACGAGTATGACCTGAACGGCAAGCGCCTGTGGACCATGAATCAGGTTAAGGATTTCAAGCTGACTCTGGGTGGCGAGACCGTTTATGCTCAGGATGCACAGGGTGTTAACATCATGGCATTTGATAAGAGCAAGACTGCCGAGGCTGATTGGTCTAATGCTCTGATGCATCTGGGTGCTCTGGCAGAGCAGATGGGTTCCAAGAAGGAGGTTGCTTCTTCTGAGGCAAAGCAGGTCTTTACCACTGTTGAGTATCTTACTTCTACTGATGGCAAGAAGCTGACCCTGGCTCACACCCCCAAGGCTGCTGTTGCAAATGCACCCTTTAAGTACATCGATCTGATTGATGGTCAGGGCAACGCACTGAAGACCTTTGAACTGGGTGAGACTGCCGAGTCTCAGTTCTCTGTCACTGGCACTGAGGTTACTCTGCCTACTGGTGCGAACCTGAAGGCTGGCGACCGCTTTGTTGTGAAGTACAAGTACGAGAGCGAAGAGGGCGTTGCTATCAATGATAGTGCCGACAAGTTCTCTACCGAGGGCGAGTTTGTGATTGAAGCATTCTGCTACAATCCTTGCGACAAGGCAAACAAGAAGCTGATGCGCATCATCTTCCCGAACGCCAAGATGGATAACGCTATCGATATGACCCTGAATAACGAGCTGACTCACCCTGTTAAGATCAGCGCTACTCAGGAGTACTGCTCTGACGATAAGCGTCTGTTCCGCATCGAGACCGCAGCTGCCTAATGGCAAATCTGAATTGGTGCCGTACTTGCGGAAAAGAATATCCGGTTTGCCCGCATTGCGAGCAGGATGCGCGTCTTAATCCTTGGCGGATGATTTGCGACACTGAGCCGCACTTTCTTGTGTGGACTGCCGTAAATCAGTATCGTCAAGGAATTATTTCAAGAGAGACTGCAAAGGCAGACTTGACTACTCTTTTGGTGCGCAAGTATAAGAATATCACGGAGTCCGAGGTGGAAAATTTCATCCCGGCTGTTCGTGATATTTTCCATGAAATCATGGATGAGCCTGCAAAGGCAGAGAATGAGTCATCTGATGATGTAAAAGATGAAACGCCCGTGAAGCCGGTAGTTAAGAAAACATCAAATCGTAAGGGGCGGGCATAACCGCCCCTTTATTTTTCGTGGTGATTTTATGGAGAAAAAGAACAGAACAAAGTTTAATGTCAGTAAGAATCCAGCAGACAGAACACATGATGGCGTGGTTTATGATAGTAAGGCAGAAATGTTGTTTTATCGAGATATTGTATTGCCAAGACTGGCAAGCGGCGAAATTGTAGAGTGTCGTAAACAAGTCCCCTTTCTTTTGCAAGAAGCGTTCCGCCGGGTCGATAAGGACGGCAAGGACGTAGCGGTGCGGAAGATTGACTATGTGGCGGACTATGAAATTACATATCGAGATGGCAGCAAACAAGTGATTGATACGAAGGGATTCGCTGATAGTGTCGCTTTGATGAAGCGCAAGATGTTCTGGTTCAAGTATCCTGATGTAGATTACCGCTGGATCACATACTCCAAAATCGATGGAGGCTGGGTCGATTATGACGACCTAAAAAAAGCTCGGAAAGAGCGAAAGAAATTAAAGCAAGCACAGACGAAAGGGAGATAAAATGAAGGTTTTAAATTTTCAGGAGCGAAATGAGTTTCTTGATGAGGTAGTCAAGACATGTACTATCGATGGTGATTATCAGCCTGCACTGCTCGATGTTGTGTTCCGGTTGACTATCCTGAAGTATTTTGCAGATTATGACTATCGTAGCGAGCCGCAGAGTGAGTGGCCTCGTATTGCTTACGAATCTTTCAATTTCAAGATTAACAAGGCTGGTTGTGATACTTCTGCGTTCTGGGATCAGTATGATTCTCTGGAGAAGGCCGTTCACGAGCAGATTGACCGTTCTCATAAGGAATGGTTGGTTCTTGGTCTCTGTGGTAAGCTCAACGAGATTATTAAGAAGCCTGACCCTATTTCTGATTTCGTTGACTTTATGGAGAACTATTTGAATGATGTGAAGGGCAACTTGAATGACTTTGACGTCGAGAAGTTTTCTGAAGTGACTTCTGCCCTGCTGGACAATAAGCAGGAGATCTCTGCTGTGCTGGCAAAAGATAAAAAGGAATAAACACTTTTAGAGGTGGGTTGGAGGGAATTTTAATATGGCTACAAGAAGTAAACCGCTGAAGTTATGGGATGCTGAGAAGTTCAAGAATGTTAACCCAGTGTCTTTGAAATACTGGGATAGATATGAGACTGATATGGGCATCCGTGATCTCAGCCCGTCTACTGTTTACAATTATGAATCAGATTTCAAGCAGTGGATGATTTATGTTCTGGACAATCAGGGCAACGCCCCTGTGACGGAACTTGAGGAAGAGGATATTGAAGAATTTCTGTTCTACTGTAAGAAGCATGGAAATAACTCTGCTCGTATGAAGCGACGCATGAGTACGATTTCTGCACTGTACCGGTATCTTCGCAAGAAGAAAATCATCAAAGAGAATCCGATGGAGTTCATTGACCGACCGACAAAGGATGTGGCTGTTGTGAAGCAGACATACCTTACGCCTGATGAGGTTAAGTTGATGCGAGAGAAGCTGAACGCTCTGGTTGAATCTGCGACCACCGTTCACATGAAGGATAATGCGATGACGCTGCGTCTGTATGCACTGTTCTCGCTATCCACGATGGCTCGTGTCAACGCTGTGCGGAATACACTCTGGAAGTCTATCGACTATGAGAACCGTATGGTGCATGACGTTCTGGAAAAGGAAGGAAAAATTGTTGATTTGATGTTCAGCAAGGAAGTTTCTGAGCTTTTGAAAGAGCTGAAGGAATACCGCACTGAGCATGATATTGAGGATGGCGGCTATGTGTTTGTTGGTACGAAAATCAATGGCGCATGGATGCCGATTACTTCAAGCACTGCCGGTGATTGGTGTAAGAAGATTGGTGAGATGATTGACGAGCCTACACTGCATCCGCACGATTTCCGGCACAGTGGTGCTACCCTGCTGAAGAATGCGGGTATGAGTCTGGAAGACGTCTCTTCCCTGCTCAACCATGCTGGCACGGATGTGACCAACAAGTATTACATTAAAAAGGATACGACAAAGATTCAGTCTGCAAAGGATCGGTTTGAGATTTGAGGTGGAGTGAATGGGAAGTCTTGCTTCTTCGTATACGAACTTTGATGATTTACTGGCCGGTGTGGTTAACAGCGTTCAAGACATCCTTGAAGGTGTTGCGCCGGAAATTGAAACGAGACTGCAGGCGAGCATTGTAGAAAACGTACACTCGAAGAGTGGGCGGTCTGACGGAATCGAAAGCAAAAAAAATATCGTAAGTAGCGTTACTACCGACAATAATGTGGTGACCATGACAGTGAAGGATATTGCAAGACCGCAGGCATCGTGGTGCAAAACACCATTCCGAGAAGGAGATAATGCAGCATTAGAAGAAACAATGTTTGCTAATTGGATTGAGCATGGCTTGTGGATGGATATTGCAGAATGGAATCGAATGGGGCGACCGAAGGAAAATAAACCAAAGCGTCCTGCGCGTCCATTTATTTCA